GCATCAGCCCCAGACTTTGATAAGACACCGTATCTAGCATCACTAGAGATAGTGGCAAGGTTGACAGTTTCGCCTGATGCCATGAATGAAAAACCAGACCGTCTGTTTTTGAGGTAGCACATTCCGTAGCAACGTTTATCTGCTTTACAAGCTTCCCAGAATATAAAGAATAATCTGTTTGCTTCCCTAAAATCTGCTTGCCCAACATCAATCTTGGACCACTGCAGGTACATGTAATGAGTACCAGTAATATAAGTAACTTTACCTTTATTAGTGAACCAATAGCCTTCGTGACGCTTAGCAAATTCTCTATCAATATACGCATACCATTTTTCTTTAAAATCATCTGGATATTGTTTCCAGTCAAATATTGTTTTAATCTTTTTTAATGCCTTAGGATACTCGTGCACTTGCCACTTGTCGTAATCTTTATTAACATTTTTTTCTTTTGGTAACGCTATTTTTAAATTTTGTATTTCATAAACATCACCTATTTGACCAGTTTTAGATATAACAACAACATCATATTCTTTATTATATCCATACTCCCATTTTTTAGATTTATTTAATCTTTTTATTACATGAGGTTTTATATGGTCAATTACTTTATATAAAGTTTGCTCGTACATTATTTAGATCTTCTTTCTGCAAAACCTCCAAAAGCTTCTTTTTTCTTTTCTTCTTTTGGTTTGTCGTTTAACATATCTTCTTCTTCTTTAATACGATTAAGTATTTCAAAAGCATCAAATATAGCTAGCTTTTTTGTAGCAGCTGCATTTTTTAATCTATCAGCTGATATATCATCATCAGAATCAACAATAGCTTCTTTTGCAACTTTAATAAGTTCTTCAACCGCTCTGTGCCCAGCTTGGATTATATTCTTCTTCGTTTCCTTGACGTTCATGTTTTATTATAATATCATTTGATTTCATACAATACAAACGCTGGCCATCAACTAAAAATTCATATTCACCAAAAGGTTTGTAACCTATAAGGTCTCCCTCGTTGATTTCTAGCGCTTCTAACGCACTATTACCATATTTTAATACACCAATAAGGTTTTGCTCTAAAACGTTATGTATTTCAACACTGTCTTTAAGCGGTGCAACAAAACATCTATCACCAAAAGACTTCCATTTGTCTTTAGATTTATATAAATAAACTTGATCTTGTTGTACAAAATATAAACCGTCTTTAAAATACGACTTACTATTTTTTTCTTCACCTCTTACATTATACCATCTTCTAAATACATTATGATGAATCATTATTAAATCACCTTTTTTAACAGGTGTTTTATATGATAAAGGTACTTCTATTACTTTAGCTATATTGTTTACAGCTTTAAAAGTTTCTATTTGAGTATTGATTATAAGGCTTTTGTCACCTACCTTAACTTCATTATTATATCGCTGACCGTAAGGTTCAACGATAAAATCAAAAACGCTTTTCATTAATACTCTAAATCATACTCAACGGATATAGCCATGTTAGAATTAAATTTCTTCCACGGCAATATCTCGTTGTTTTTTTTAATGTAAATGTTATAAGAATTATCTTCTGTGTCAAAAAGTATATGAGATATAGTGTGACCTCCGTATACAGATTGAGCTAGAGAATAATGCATTGCATCGGTTTTGTAATCAGCACCGATACTAATTTTTCTAATAACAGATGACATTACTCCTTAACTTCTTCTTTTTCTTTTTCGATAGGAGTATAAGAACCGTCTTCAAGATTTATATTAATCGAACCGTATTCTTCTTCTAGTTCTTTCTTAAAGTCTTCAGTTTGTTTGTTAACTTCATGGAACTTAGATAATACTGCGGTTTTTTGGGCTTCTAAGAAACCTATTTCATTTAAAAGTTTGTTTAACTCTTTTTGAAAATCTTGAATCTTTTCTAATTGGTCTTTGGAAATTGATTTTACTTCACTCATTTTAATTTAATTTAATTGGTTATTAATGTATTAATATAGTTACAGGTTTTCTTTACTTTTTAAATAAACTTGTAGCTTTTTCAGTTGTGCGTCCACCGAAGTAGGCTAAAACAACGGACATCATTACTTTTTCAAAAGTATCGTTCCAAGTTACGCCTATGTGAAATGGTATTGAATCTACACTGTCTAATAAGCCAGCAATAGAAAATATAACAATACACCACACTAATACTAATGGGCGTACGTTTTTAGAAAGCCATGAATCTGACATTGAGTCGGCTTTCCACCTTGATGTAACAGCTTCCATTTCTTTATTTTGTTGTTCAAATATAAGCTGTTGTAATTTTATTTTGTCTTCACCACTTACATCGGATTTACCTATAGCAGCAATAGCTTCAGCCGGTGAAGTTACACCGCTTAGTACATTTCCCAACGCAGGGTTAACTAGCGACGCAGCACCAAACAATAGTTTACCTACTGTAGTTTCTGCAAATTTTTTTTTAGGTTTAGACATATCTATTCTGCTTTATATGCGGGTGCTTCCCACGGTAAAGTTTTATCACCTTCATCAAAAGATGATCTTAAATATTTTTTTCCTTTCCAGTACATTGCATCTTTATCATAATCCAAATCACCTCTTGCCATTTGATGTATATGAACATTTTCGTGATTTATAGTTTCGTTTATTAACTCTGGATCAGTTATATCTTTGTTTATTAAAATGGTTCCCCTTTTGTCAGCTCTACCTATAACATCTTTTTCTTCGAAAGAAACATTAACTATTGGAGTAGGAAATTTATCAAAAGGTGGTTTTAGTTTAAAACTCATTTTCCTGGAAACATTTTATTAAGTACGTTTTTACGCTGTTGACAGCCACAGGGTATGTTTAAACCCTGTGACACTGAATCAACAACTTTTTTAATTCCAGTTGCTTTAGTGAAAGACTCTATTTTATCACCTAAGCCTCTAGATTTCATACTAGCTAATTGCTACTTGTGAAAATACTACAAAAGTAAGCGCTTGTCCAGTTGAACTAACAGTAGCAGGAATACCTCCTACTTTAGAGACACCATTTCCTGGAGATGCAGAGTAAGCATCTAAAAGAGCATCTAATACTGAGTACCCAGCAGCAGCAGCTGTATGAGTTAACTGTAATTCAACACCATCTTGCATGATGATTGCTGATTTTGTTGTTGGTGCAGTTTGAGGTGCTCCAACTGTTCCTTGGTGAATTAAAACGATGTCGCTTTTATCAATAACAAATTTGTTTGTGTTTGATGTAGCGGCCGATCCACCTGTAATAGGGATTTCTAAATAAGCCATAATAATTGTTTTTGTTTTGTTAATAATTAATTGTTAATTGGTATAATCGTAATGGTGTTATTGGGTTTTAATGTTTATATCCTTTTTTAGTAGAACCTTTAGACATATTTTTTTCAATAGCAGCTTGTCTTTTAGCTTCATAACCGCTTAAGTCTCCGCTGTTATCTAAGTCTCCTAAAATTTTATTTATACCATAACCTTTAGAGCTATGAATACCTTTGTTTGGTCCATCATTTTTTGGCCCATAAAGCTTTCCAAAATCAGCATATATAGGAGTTGATCTAGAGTATGTAGTAGGAGAGTTTGCGATTCTACTTCTACCACCAGGAGCGTCTGTATTTTTATATGAAGGTGTAGTATCGCCTGTTCGACCACCACCAATATCGCCATAAGTTCTAGGTTTTAATTGCGTTTTAGATTTTACTTTAGGTATATTATTTTTTCCCCTTGTTTCATTAGCAGCTCTGTTACCGTATCTTCCAGAAATATCATGATAATCTTGTAAAACTTGACTTCCTAAACCTGCGCTTGAATTGTTTTTTAATAAATTTTTAAATGTTTTTTGATAAGCTGAAGCAGAGTCTTTTTTAGCTTGCATTTCCCCTGCATAAACATCTCTATTTTTATCGCCTAACATCGATTGCATTGCGTAATTACTAGCACTATTAATAGATTTAATTGTAACTGGATTATTTTCAGAACTTGAAGAGCTACTTGTAGACGAGCTAGAATTAGATTTCATGTTTTTTGCCTTAGTATTTCCATAATTTAAAACAGCTTTTCTATCGTTTACATCAATTCCAGCTGCAGTCATAGCACTCATATCTTTTGCAGAAGATGTAAGATTGTTATAAAAAACATCCTCCCCCTTATCTACAATTGGTGTTGAGCTTTTTGAGCTAGAACTAGAAGGTGTGCTTGAGGTTACTGTTTTGCTTTTATTTAAAGTAGCCCCACTATCATCTATTTTAAAAGTAACCTTTCCTGTTGTTGAATCTTTTGGTTTACTAGGCTTTTCGGTTTCTGGATCTGTTTCTGGATCTGTTTTACTAGGTCCTTGACCTCTAAGGATCATATCTTGCGATTGTGATGGATAGAATCTTTCAATGCTACCATTTCTACTTGCACCTCCTGAAAAGCACCCTGATTTTTTAGGCCCTAATGAAGGTTTTGTTTTTGCGATTTTACTTCCGTGTCCCATAATTTTATTTTTTATTTATTGTGTTGCATATGTTTAGACAGGAAAGTATGATCGTGTCTAATATCTCCAGCTAATTTAGATATATGTTTTTCATCAGCTGTTTGGTTAATGTCTTTATATTTACCTCCTTTTTTTTGATCATCTAAAACATCTCTTTTTAAATAGTCAATGTGAGCTTTATCGTCTTTAATCGCGTCTTTCGCGTTACCTTTAGTTATTTTTGTATCCATTATTGTAGTGCTATTAAGTTTGAAATACCTCCAGCAACACCAGTAATTTGAACAACCGAAACCGGTAATACAAATCCTTGTGCTGGATTAGTGAACGTTGCTGTTTTATTATCTGCTGTTAAAACAGATATGCTAGGTAATACATCAAAACTATATGTTAATGTTATGTTTGCAGCAATACTAACAGTTTGATCTAAAGTAAAATTAGATGAGTTAGTTACTGAAGCAACTTTAGTACCAGCTGGAACACCAGTTCCACCTACATTCATACCTGCTTGTATCAATGGGTTAGGTGATTTTAAAACTAAAGCTGTATTAGTTGAGGCGTTGTTATTAGCTGTTGTAATTGTTGAACCATCAGCTCCAGGCGATGTACCTACGAATAAATTATATTCTTTCCAACTGCCTTGGTTTATAGTAAAAAATGTTAACGTTTGACTCGCTTGCATTACAACTGATTTATTTAAAGTTACAGTTGTATTACTCCCGTGAACAACACGCGCAACCATTAAATGATCATTTATACCAATAACCGGATTCATTGTAGGACATGTTATATACATACCTACTTTAATATTTTTATTTAAAGCTAGCACTATTGTCAAAGACGGAACCGCATTAGCAACAGATGCCGCTGTAGTTGATTCTGTTATTTTAACCGCACCATCAATTAATTGAGTAGCACTTACAACGGGGACAACTCCACCTTTGTAAGATTCTGTGTAATAATTTCTAATCATTTTTTTTTATTTTTTATTTTTATTTTTATTACAAAAGTTTCTAGCAGCATCAACACTGCCAAATCCCCATTTTTTTAAAGCCATAGCTTTTCTAGTTGGCTCACCTTTAGCGTCTTTCATTGCTCCTTTCATACCAGCAAATCTACAAGCAAAAGAAACTCTTCTAGGATTAGTACCAGATGTTTGTCTACTTCCTAGTTTCTTACCAGTTTCTTTAGTATAATCAGATCGCATTTTACGATTTTGTTTTTCGTATGCTTTTTCTTTTATAGCTGGTCCTTTTACTTTATAAGCCATTATTTATTTTTTTTTAGGTAAAACTTTAATTTTGCCATTTTCAGTTCTAGCATATCTATGCGTAGAAGTTTCTTTGCTCGGTATTAATTCTCCGCTGTATGTACCATCGCCATATTTCCAAGTTACTCTCTTATCCGCTCCTTGAGATTCTTTTATAGCTTTTTCAGTTGGATAATCTTTGTCTCCAGGTTTTGCAGGTGACTCACCTCTTTTCCTTTTTGCATGAATATTAGCCCATAAGCCTTTTTTCTTTGCTGCGCCACAATATTTTTTTAATAATGGTGATTTTAACATAACTATATTATTTTGTATTTAGTTTTACCGTTTTCTTTATAAGCTTTTAAACATCTTCTTCTGTTTGCATCTTCAGATACATAACTTACATGTACCCAATTAGGGTTTTCATCCGTACCAAATTCCCAAATAATTTGATCAAAATCTAAATTATTTTTTATATACTCATACATCTCTGCATTAGTTTTATGACCATAGTTATCGTCTAGGTCAAGTGCGCAACCAATACAATGTTGAGAAGTTGTGCTTCCGCCAATAGCAGAATTGAGTTGGGGCGAGCGATAGAAACTATTAATAGCGATTGGACCACCCACCCATCTACGTAGAGGTTCAAACACTTGCTCTGCAATAGTTTTCATGTTAATTAAATCTATTTCTCTAGGTGTATTGTCAATACCAAGCCTAGTAGCTGTGTGAGATTTAATCCCTTCTTTAAGCGAGATGTGTTCACTTATTCTATCACTCATTTTAGTGAAATTTTACTTTGCTAAAGAACTTATAGGTCCAGCTTTGTATGGTACATCTGCTTTCATAACTTGAATACAACTGTCACCACATCTAGAATTACCTTTTACTAATGTTCTACCTTCTTTTGGTAAACCTGAAATCCATATTGCGTTTTGCCCGTATTGCCCTGGTTGTTTTGCCATAATATTTATTTTTAAAATTCGTTATATAAACTATTAATTCCTTTTTTGTCTATATCTATTGGTGTAGCCATAGGTGGATTCATAGCTGGTTTAATACCAACAGGATCTAATTCATCAGACGGAATAGCTCTACCACTTCTGTCCACACTCTCTGGTGACGTTAAACTTTTAAATGTTTCCACTTGATTTCCACCCATAAAACTTGATTCTGGTGTAGAAACACTTGCGTTTCCATCCATAAAATTTAATTCTGGTCTAGAAACATCTCCTTTAGGCGGAGTGCTTAAAGGTACTTGATTAGCAGGATCTTGGAGAGCTTTTAGTAACTCTGGATCTTTTATATACTCATCCATTTTAATACCACGGTTTTGTTGTGATGCCTCCCAAGCTTTTCTTGACATAGCCTTAAAACCACCCTTTTTAAGTTTTGTGCCCATTAAAGCATTTGCATTAAAAAACATAATTATTTAAGTTTAGCTTGTAATTTAGCTATTTTTTTGTGAATAATTTTGTTGTAAGAAGAGTCTTTTTTCTCAACTTCTTTTTTAACTTCTTTTTCTTTTTTTCCCATGATTATCTGTTTTTATCTTTATTAACGTGATCAATAGACGTAATCATAACTTTGTCTATATATGTTTTACCTTTCATTATTTTGTTTCTAGTAGTTGAAGTCGGTATATCTTCTTTACCAAGCATAATACGGTACATACGGCTTATGAGTTGTTTACACTTGAAGGAAACTTTATAAATATTATACTTTTGAGTTGTGCGGTTGTGTTTTCTCCAAACCGTTATCCAACCTTCTTTAAGTAATCTGTTCCAGCGTCTATTGTCCCAACTATAAGAATACGTACCGATTTTAAAATCTTCTCGTGTAAAAAGATCCATGCAATCGAAATAAATTAACAATTCTAAATCAGCATCGTTTAAATTATTATTTTTACAAGCCCATTTTCTAATGATCCTGTAATGTTTTAAAAGATTATGATTTCTAATATCACTTGGTTCTAATCTCATAACACTACCACTACGTGTGCTATATTTACAACTTGATATATTTCTTTTTTAATTTCAATTTGATGAGCGTTATTTTTATCAAAATAAATAACATCATTTTTTTTAATACTTTTTATATTGTCACCAACTGATATTATAGTTCCTTCTGCATACCTTATATCTTCTCGTTGTTTTTCTGCTAAAAATAAACCTCCCTTTGTTTCTGAAACGCCTATTTTAGACATTTGAACTATTAAATTATTACCTATTGCTTTCATTAACTCTAAGATTATTAATTACACAATCGGTTGATAGAATAGTTGTAGCGACAGAGCTTGCATTTTTTAAAGCGCTTTTTGTGACGAGTAAAGGATCAATAATTCCTGACTCAATCATATTTACCATATTTCCTGTAACAACATTTAAGCCTTCTCCTTGAGTTTTAGATACTTTAGCATTAACTATACCCGCGTTTAACAATATAGTTTCAAAAGGTGCTTTAATTGCTCTTAAAAGTATGTTTTCACAAGCGTTTTCTGATTTAACTTGTTGTGATGCATTTAATAATGCAATACCACCGCCTGGAACTATACCCTCTTTAATAGCAGCTTTAGTAGCACATATTGCGTCTTCAACTCTATCTTTTTTTTCTTTTAATTCAACTTCAGAATTAGCACCAACTTTTACAACAGCAACTTTACCAGATAATCTAGCTAATCTTTTTTCAAGATTAACTATTATAGCTCCATGTTTAGCTGTTTTAAGTCTAGATTTTAAATCTTCTATTAAATTTTTTATTTCCTCACTAACTTCATGAACTTGCAATATTGTCTCATGCTCACTAGTTATAGTTTTTTTACATTCACCTAATTGTTCTGGTTGTATTAAATCAATATCATCACCTAAGTCTTCATTAATAACAGTTGCACCAGTTAATAAAGCAAGATCTTCTAAAGTTTCTTTTTTATTAACACCATATATAGGAGCGTCAATAACATTAACTTTTATATTGCCTTTTATTTTATTCATTGCAAGAGCAGACATAACCTGTTGATCAACATCAGCTATAATAAGTAAAGCTCTTTTGTTTTTAATAGCATACTCTAAAACAGTTTGTATTTTTCTTACATTATCTATTTGAGATTCTACTATAAGCACTAAAGGTTTTTCTAATTCTGCAGTTTTTGTATCTTGATTAGTTACAAAATGAATATTTTTTAAACCTCTATTGTATTGTACACCATCTATTGTTTCAAATTTAGTTTCTGGTAAATCTGAAACTTCTAGCATTACAACACCTGTTTTATCAACCGATCTAAAAGCGTCTGCAATAATTTTACCTAATACAGGGTCATTGTTGGTAGATATAGTTGCTACTTGATCTATCATTTCATCTTCAACTGGAATTACAATTGAATTCAAGTAATCTACAACTTTATTTGTAGCACTCTGTATACTTTCTTTTACTTCTCTTGCGTTTTCTTTTGTTATTACTCTGTATGCTTCATTTAATATTGAATGCGCTAATACTGTGGCTGTAGTTGTTCCGTCACCAGCTTCACTAACAGTTTTTTTAGCAGCTTGCTTGAGTAATGTTGCTCCCATGTTTTCAACGGGATCAAGAAGTGTAATAGCTTCAGCTACAGTTACACCATCTTTTGTGATAATTGGTTGGCCAGTACCATCTTCTAACATAACACACTTACCGCTAGCTCCTAACGTGGAGCTAACAGCTTGTGTAAGTTTCGTAATACCAGCAAACACATTGTTTTTAGCATCTAAACCAAAGTTCAGATTCTTTACAATTGCATTTGACATAATTTAATTTAATTTAATTTGATTAAGTATTATTTGAATGTTTTGACAACTTTAGGTCCTTGTAGAAAATCAACTTTCTTTTGATAATGATCAACACTACCGTCAATAGCAGCTTCTGCAGATTTTAAAGTTTCACGTCTAGTTACATCGAACCATCTGTCGCAACATTCGTCTTCGTTACAATCACAGCTAGGGTCTTTGTACTCGGTTTGAAAATAACCATTAGGTAACTGAACTATTCTCCAGTTTTTCTTTTCAGCTAAGTGCTTCCAAGCTTTAATAGTTTCTTCGGAAATTTGTGGTGTTTTGGGTTGACCCATTGAAGAGGTCAACGAATAAAAATAAGTCATCGTTTTTTGGTTTTAAGGGTTAAACATTATTTTTGGTTTATATCACTACCACAGTGATATAGGTTTAGTTATACTATCACTTGTTTTTTACAAAACTTACACTACTCAGCCTCTTCCTCTTCGATTTCTTCTTCTTCTTCAACAGGTGGTACTGGTGGGTTTTGCCATGTAAAGTATAAATCTTCGTTTACAGGTGTGATTTCAAGCTTGATATTATCTTCAATAGATTTAGCTATTGCGGCCACGTCTAAAGCATCTTCAAGCCATCCGATTACTACAGCTTCAAAAGCTTCAGTGTCTGCATAAGGCACAAAAGGATCTCCTGGTATGTATTGAAAACCTTGAGCACCTATTGAACTCGCTGAATAAGTTTTTCCTCCAGATTCTTCCGAGCCTGAGTAAGTCCAATGCACTGTGTATATCACGTTATCTTCACCTTCAGCTTGAATATGTGCATTCATTTGGTTAATTGTCCATTTGTAAGTAATTGCCATAATTTTAATTTTCTAATTGTTCTATTCTTGATTTTAAATCATTTATTATTTCTTGTTGTTCTTGAATTGCTTTTAATAAAATAGGTGTTAATTTAGAATAGTCAACACCTTGCATTTTTTCACCATCTTTCTCTCCTGTAACTACGTTTGGCAATGTTTGTTTTAATTCATGTGCTATAAAGCCATAATCTCTTTGTTCGACATCTTTCCATTTGTAATCGTATGCTGTTATATTGTTTACTAAGTCTAAAGCGTTAAAATCTTTTAAATCTTCTTTTAATCTGTAGTCCGAACCTGTGTTGTAAGAAACAGAGTTAGCCGAACCGTTTCTTGTAATAGAACCCATTGAAAAAACGCCTGGTCTATTAAAAACTATAAAAGCTGCACCACTAGCATCAGATGTGTCTTCAAATATAGATACATTATTACTACTTACGACATGCAGTTTATATGTAGGTGAAGTCGTTCCAATACCAAAATCTCCACCATTAAAATATGAATCACCGTTTGTAGATAAAACTACTTTTGAACCACCACCAATTTGATATAAATATAAATATGCATAACCATTAGATATTTCGTGGAACATAGCCAATCCGCTAGATGTTCTTGTCATTAATGGCGTGCCGTTGTTGTCTTGAATATCTAAGCCCGCTTGTGGATTATCGTAGTTAATCCCTACATTTTTATTAGAACTAATAGTTATAACATCACCTCCACCATTGTGATTTATTCCAAATCTCAAATGTTCTCCATAATGTTTTAATTCTGTATAGGTTGCAACACCGGGATTACCCGTAGCATTAGCCCCTGTTAATCTCATAGAAGCGGTTGTATCTTGACCAATATTTTGTATTCCCAAGCCTTTTCCTGTAACAACAATACTTGTTCCATCATTTCCAATACCGACATTTCCAGAACTGTCTATACGCATTTTTTCTGTTCTTGAAGAATCTCCTGAACCTGTAAAAAAAGCTAATTCATTAACATTATTACCACCGTTATTATAAACTGCTAAACCTGCCCAACGGTCTACGTTTGTTGAAGGG